AGCACATTTATAGATTCAATAACTAAACACGCAGTTGATGGAAGAATACACGCAGATATAAATCAAATAAGATCAGATCAAGGTGGAACTGTTACAGGAAGATTTAGTATGTCTAATCCAAACCTACAACAAATTCCTGCAAGACATCCAGAGTTAGGTCCTTTGATTAGATCTATTTTTATTCCAGAAAAAAATACAACGTGGGGATCGTTCGACTACTCACAACAAGAACCAAGAATTTTAGTACACTATGCAAAGCTACAAAACTTAACTGGTGTAGATGAAATTGTAGATGCGTACAATGCAGGTGATGCAGACTTCCACCAGGTTGTTGCAGATATGGCAGGCATTGAACGTAAACAAGCTAAAACTATTAACCTTGGTTTGATGTATGGTATGGGTAAAAATAAATTAATGGCAGAACTAGGTTTGATGAAAGAGTCTGCAGAAAAACTAATTAGACAATATCATTCAAGAGCTCCGTTTGTAAAACAATTGATGGATAATGTATCACGTAAAGCAAATGATCGTGGTAAGATTAGAACACTAGGTGGTCGGGCCTGTCATTTTGATTTATGGCAACCTGTTCAATTTGGTGTTTATAAACCATTACCATTAGAACAAGCACGAAAAGAATATGATGAACCATTAAAACGTGCATTTACTTACAAAGCATTAAATAAATTAATTCAGGGATCCGCCGCAGATATGACAAAAAAATCAATGGTGGCACTCTATGAAAATGGTATAGTACCACACATTCAAATTCACGATGAAGTAGATATTTCTGTTGAGTCTGATGCAAAAGCAGAAGAGATAATACAAATTATGGAGTCTGCAGTAGAATTAAAAGTCCCTAACAAAGTAGATTACGAGGCGGGGGCTAACTGGGGTGATATTAAGTAATGGCATATTTAAACGCAAACATACCAACCATCTATGCACAGGTGAGAAGGGAGTATTTATATGATCTTAAAAAACATCACGGAGAAGTTGAAGACTGTATTATCTTCGGTATTACTAGTATGGGGGGCCGTGCTATATTATTTCACGCTCTTATGGGTAACGGTGCAATATTTTATCGCTTACCAATTAGCGCGTTTATTCAAAAGGGATTTGACCCATCCAGAGTGCCCACAAGAAGACTTGATGAACTGGAGCTTTGGAATTGTTTTTCTTATTATCCTACTGTCACTCATTGGGCTATTTTAAGCGCAGCTTCAGGTTATTATTTTGGTAAAGATAAAAAGAAACACTATGGATCTTATTTATTTACAGTTGACTGGGGACACCCAGATGCTAATATACTAGACACTGACCATTCAGAGATACCGCACGAACATAAGTGCGCTCACATAATTGCTTTAGATGATGGCAATTTTGCAGCACAACCTAACAACAGATGTATATGGGATTTACCTTCATTCACTGTCAAAGATAATGTGCCTGATTGGAAAGTACAGACTAATGAATGGAACGTGGAAGATTCAGGTAAGTGGAGAACCGCTGATACTGATGACTTCTTCTACGAGATCGAGGAGCAAAAAGATGATTGAAAAAATTAAAAATTCAGCAATGCACTACTGGCACGAGCATAAAGTAGTAGTAATTGTAGTGGCTGTTATTATTGCTGCAGCACTGATATTGTAGGTTTTATGACGGGAGATTGTTATGGACTACAGATTCACCGCAATTCTCATCATTTTACTTTGTTTACTAGCAGTTTTTGTTAGGCCCAATAATCCCACATTGAAAATTGATGGCAAAGATTATATACTGCCGAAACCAAAACCAAAATTAAATGAGTAATAAACCTTTAAATATTTCGGAGTCGGCGGCTGTGCAAATGCCGATGAAAACGGTAGCTAGCTTAATTTTGCTAGTCGCAGCCGGCGTCTTCGCATACACCGAGTTGACGGCCAGGTTGGTATCGTTGGAGACGTCACGTGAGTTGTTTGAAAATGATTTGTTAAAGAAAAGTGAGCAAGTGCCCACGGACCAGGAACAACATTTTTTAATCGAGGATCTTTACAAAACCGTTGAGAAAATGGAACAAACACAAGAAATGAATATGACTAACAAAGTTAATATAGAATTTTTAAGAGAACAATTAGATAAAGCACTAGCTGACATTGAAGAATTAAAAGATAAAGTTAGAGAAAATGGAAAGAATTACTAGAAAAATATTTGATTACATCTATGAGATGAAAAGAACGTTAACAAATAAACGTTTAGCAAAAGATTTAAGAAAAGAAGTAGAAATAGGTGCTACAGGCACACAAAAATATAGAATTAAAAAAGGACCTAACAAGGGTAAAATTTTATGACAGAGTTAATTATAGCCCTTCTTATGATTGTCAATGGAGAAATTAAAGAACATAGAATACAAGAAACTATGTCTGACTGTTTGAAAGGGAAAAGGGTTGCAATGAGATCAAATAAAAATAATAATATTCAGTACCAATGCATAAAGTCGAAGGCTGAACTCGAGAAAAATATAGATGGATCTTTTTCTATAAAGAAGTTAATACTGGAGTAATGCCAAAAAATTTTACATATAAAGTAGAAGTCGTAAATGGAAAATGTCCAACGTGTGAAGAATTTACGATGTTAGTTGCAATGTCTAAAGAATACTACAGGTGTATGACTTGTGGTGCAGACTTAGAGCAACACGTAAATGGTAAGATAACATACTTACCGGCAATCACAGCACCAAAAGGAGCAACACCTTTTGTGAAAGAATGGGCGGACGACGATGGCGAAAAAGTTTAAAGACTTTATTGCACACGAACCTACCTTTCACAAAACGAGTATTGGACGTAATCCTAGTAAAGCAAAAATGAACAAGTCGCGTCGACGTTCGTGGAAGAAGTATCGCGGTCAGGGAAAGTAATGAAATTTTTATTAACGGTGTTTATCTGCTCTGTTTCGGCAGGAGGGGATTGTAGAACTACAGAAGATTATCCAAAAGTATTTGATGATCATTATGATTGTATCAGAGCGGGGTTGTCTGAATCTTATGAAATTATATACGCAGAAAAACATTTTACCAAAGAACAAATAAACAACTTACAGTTGTATCCTAAATTTACTTGTAGTCCTGTTGAGGATGAAGGTAAAATTGTAACTTAGAATAATTATAAACTGTCTGCCCGTCCCAAGAAAGGGACGAACAAACAAAAGGTGTGAGAAGAGAGCTTCTTTTTATCTTAAAAAAATAACACTTGCAAATACTATTTTTCTGTTGTAATTTCCCATAAAATTATGAGAAGACAATTAATTAGAAAGGAAACAAATGTCAGAAAATGAAATGAAAATATTATTAGCTTTAACAAGCAACATTAGAATAGGTGTTTTAATGTTAGATAGAGCTAATGATTTAAAAGAAATGGAGCTTCTTCTTAAATATCCAGAGCATAAAGATATGATACAAGATGAAGCTTATGAAGAAAAAAGAGATGAAATGTTAAAAGGTACTCAACCTTATACATTAAAAAGATTTGAGGAAGAGAGGAAAGGAACCAATGGCAGATCCAAATAAATTTAAATCTGTATCAGTGCCAATTGATACTTACAAGAAACTTCGCTTTCTTGCTAATGGTAAATTTTTAGATGCAGAACTAACAGTCAGTAAAACAATCGAAGCGCTCGCATCAAGAGCAGCTAAGAAGTTAGGATATAAAAATGGAAAAGCGAAAGATAATTTGTCCTGAGTGTAGAGGCAACGGCTTTACATACAACGATATTAAAAAAGATTTGTTTGATGTAGAGCAATGTTTAATCTGTAACTCCGAAGGTGAGTTAACCGTTTGTGGTGAGACGGAAGATAAGTTTAAAGACGTGGTAAATCGTGCACGGTTGCAATGAACGACACCGACATAGCTTATATCGCCGGTTTGTTTGACGGCGAAGGTTCGATTCATATAAGACGTGGTATTGAAAAAAAGAAAAAACATAACAACAAACCAGGTTATAGATTATCGAATAGTATGAGATTATCTATGGAAATTACTATGACTGACCGTAGTGTTTTAATTTGGTTGCACGAAGTATTAGGTGTTGGGACCTTAACTCCTAAAACTGTAAAAGGTAAACGAGTTGATGGAACACCTTATCTAAAACAATGGCGATGGCGTTGCACATTCCGTGATGCATTTAAAGTTTGTTGTTTATTGTTTCCTTACGCTCATACTAAACTTGGTAAGATACAACAAGTTATTGAACACTATACTAGTATCCCTAAAGAAGTTGTAAAAGATAATGTGGTTAACTTTGAACATTATAAAATGTGGATTAAAAAATAATGAAACTAAATAATTTATATAGATACCCAAAAACGGTACGAGAGGCGATTGAAGGTAAACGTCATTATAATATTAATGATAAAGAAAAATTACCGAGCGTTACAACCATTCTGAGTAGCACAGAAAGTGAGGAAAAACGCCAAAAATTAGCCGAATGGCGTGAACGAGTGGGTCAAGCTACAGCTGAAAAAATTACTGAAGAGAGTGCCGCGAGAGGTACTGCGATGCATAAAATTTTAGAGAAATATATTTTACAACAAGGTTATCTTGATTTAACAAACGTGGGTCGCGAAGCGCACAATATGGCGATTCGAGTTATTGAACAAGGTCTTTGTAATGTTCCTGAGTATTATGGAACGGAATGTACTTTGTATTATCCTGGTCTTTATGCCGGGCAAACTGATCTCGTTGGTGTACACAAAGGTGAGGATGCGATTATAGACTTCAAACAAACGAACAAACCGAAGCGTCGAGAGTGGATCGAGGATTACTGTCTGCAATTGGCGGCGTACGCAATGGCGCATAATTTTATTTACAAAACAAAAATTTCCAAAGGTGTGGTTATGATGTGTAGTAAAGATAATTATTACCAAGAGTTTGTCATCGAAGGTTTGGAGTTTCAAAAATATAAACATAACTTTTTAAGGAGAGTGGATGAATATTATAAAGGAAGATCAAAGAAGATTGGATAACATAGCTAATATGTATTGGAAAACATCTGGTGAGATGAGAGAAATGTGGGGTCGTAAATGGTACGAGTTATTAAAACTAATAGGAAGGAAATTAGATGAGAGTCAGAGACTTACAACAGATTCTAGAAAAATTCACTAACGGTCAGAAAGGCACAATGATTTCTGATTGTCCGATTTACATTGAAACCCAATCTGGACACTTGGAAGATTTGAGAAAGATTGAGGTACAAGAAAGTGTAGTGATAGGTGATGCTAACCCAGCGCGGTTAGTGTTCAAGGCGGATGAAAGGAGATTGTTTAGATCGCTGACCTATAAACAGAGTTAAGGATCCCTTGGGAGTGGGGTGGAAGCGAGAGTGGAAGCCCCACGAAAATTATGAAAAAAGTAACAATACAGTCTAAAGATATATCCCCGAAGCAATGGTCAAATCTTATTGTGGAGCTGAACTTAGTGCGTAAGGCGTGGAAACCCTATGCAACGATAGAGCTACGCGGAGCGGGGGTGAAGAAAATAGTGAAAAATGGCGAGAAAAAATACAAACTTTAGAATGCTTCTTAGAATCATTCTAAGTGTGCCACACTATAGTGGAATTTTTGGGCAAATTTTTTTTTCAGTGATAAAAAAAAACTGGTGGCACAGGTGGCACAGTGCCAAAAATAGGCTAGAAGTGTTGGTATTAGCGAATAATAGGTGTGCCACGGCGTTGAATTATGGTGGCACAGCGTGGCACAAATGGTGATTTTATTGACTTTTTTGCAAATATGCCTTGGCACAGTCAAATTAGTGTTGATTTTACTAGCTTTTTCAGGAATGTATTCGGCGCGCGCGACCCTTTTTGGTTTTTTAAAAACTTTTTTGCCCAAATATTCCCCTATAGAGTATAAACCCAGATATGAAACGTCCTAAAAAATCTAAATACAAATCTGTTGTTATCAACAAGAAGCGATATTACTATTACAAAATTACCTGGATTGATCCGACAGGTGATAGCGGGCACGCTACACATCACGACTCGTATGGTTTGATACCATCTACGATGATAACCCACGCTTATGTATTTGATAAGAATAAAAAATACATATGGACGTTTGCATCTTACGAAGAGAATGATGAGTTATTTTCTGATAGAAATGTATTTCCTGTTGGGTGTATAATTAAAATGGAAAAAATAAATGAAAAATAAAACCTTGACTAAGAATATGCCTAACGTAAAATGGGATCAACTACCACCAAGACGTGGGCCCAATCCACAAGGATTAAATTATGGAAATGTACACAGGAATAACAAACAAGTGGTCACTAGTAAAAAAGTTTCCAAGAAGAATATTTAGTAAAATTATTTCTTCTTTGAATCACTATCAAGGCTTGCTTGTTCTATTGATTCTTCTATCTCTTCTTCTGGGGTAATATTAATTAAAGTTTTATGGTCGTCTAAGATTTGTTTCATCTTAGCTTCTAATTCTTTTTCAGACATATTATCTAGATTACCAGATAAGACTAGCTTTTGATCTACATATAAACCACCTGCTTTACCTCTTGCTATCTCTGCATTAATTGCGGCAGACCACGCACCTTTTTCACGTGCGTCCTCTCGTAGCTTTGCTAGTTCCCCAATGTGTTTTTCAAAAGTGATTCCGTATTTCTCTTGTATCTCTGCTCGTAGCTCACCAATGTATTTAACAACTAATGGTGATAATTTTGGATTACGTAGCTCGCTCGCAGCCTGACGCGGTCTAGTCTTATATCCTGCCTCATACGCACATTCGCTTGGGCTCTTGCGTCCTTCATTGTATACAAGTAATTCTGCAAACTTTTGTTGTCGTTCCGTAAGATTTTTAGGTAGTCCCATAGCTTGTGCTCTTACCGTAATATAACGTATATGTCCAGTTAATTATGATTTTTTGATTTCAAATTCAAATGGCTTGACTTCTTCACCTTCATCAAATTTTTCAGCAAACTTAGAGCATTGCTCTATATCGTTTATTGAATCTTGATCAACTAATTCTTTATAGTCATTATCTGGGTCTTGTACTGAAATATAAAAAAGTTCGTGGAACATTTTATATTCATCTGGATCATCACACCACCCCACTGATACATTCTTCCACTGAAAATGATCCCATACTGCTAACGCAATTGGACAACATTCTTTTGGGTTAACTTCTGTTTTACTTCTATATAAAATAGCCGAATCAATATGTTTTTGTTTAACCTTTATTTTCATATTACTCCTTCAAAGTTTTTTTAATATCATTAAATAATTTCTGACCCTCTTTTGTTAAGTCGGTGTCTGTAAAAAATTCCTCAAGTGTGTAGTCATCCATATATTCTGAAAACACACATAATAATTTATTAGCTAGTGCATCTAACTTTTTGTTGCGCTCGTATGCCTCTGCTCTATTCTTACTATCTCTATAGTCGTGTCCATCATCTCGTTGTGTCATTCTTCTACCTCCACTGTGTCTATTTCAAAATCACCCGCTGATTCTTCATTAAAATCTTTATAGTCTTCTGGGTGCATCTCGCTCGCTATCTGTTCTGCTTGTTTTTTATTTTCTGCTTCAACTATTGTTTCGTATGTATGGTAAATAGTTTCACCCGCTATTATTTTATATTTTTTCATTTGTCCCTCGCTTGTTTTTTAAAAAAATAATCATACTCTTTAAAAAACTCTTCTTTACTTTCGTATGTTTTAGTTTCATAAAATTTCTCTTGGTGTCCCTCTTCATCCCTTCCAAACTCTAATCTTAACTCTGCATAAGGATCATCGGGTTTATCGTAAAATTCCTCTACAAATCCATTACTCCAACCGTCTTTGTAATAATTTTCTGATCTCATAACTTCTGATAAAAAATCTGCAAAGTTAGATAGATTGTCTTTAGACCATTCTCTTTTTAATTTTGAAGTATCATAGTAAAAATTCATTCGTCCCCCTCTTCGTCTTCATCATCCTCGTGCCAAAAAACAATATTATTTTCTATATCGTGATCTGCTTTTTTTAACTCTTCTTTTGTATAGGTATCTAAATACCCCCAATTTGTATGACCGTAATTGTCTCTACAATAATCGTCTATATATTCGCTTTGATCTTTTGCCATTAGTCCCCCTCCTCATCTGCATATGCTGTTATGTAATCTCCAAGATTCATTTTAACTTCTACCATAGCTTGCGCCTCTGCGTCTTGCTCGTCAACTGCATCAAATGTTAAGTCAAAATTCTTGACCCATTCTTTATCTACTTCTAATGATACTCTATATTTTTTCATATTATTCTTTCTGCTCGCTCGCTTGTTTTTTAATATAATAATTATAATTCCAACCTTCTTTTATTTTTTTAAAATTATTATCAATGTAATTGTGTGCTTGATCATAATGTTCAAACTCTTTAATGATAATATCTTCATCATTAATATTATTACAAACATAACTTTTATCGCTCATAACAATACTTAATTTGTATTGTTTCATATTATCCCTTCTGCTCGCTCGCTAGCTCGCTTGTGTTTTTAATTTGGGGTTGTTGGCGCGGTTCAGCTGTCCGAAAACATCTGCTTCTTATCCAACCTTCCTTTATCGCAAACCCCGTTTTAATCCCAACAGGCGCTTGCGCTCGCGCCTGTCGGTTCCTGTGCTTTAGCAACGCGGGAGTACAGTATTGCCCATTTATACAAACTCTATACTCAATCGATTTAAGTATATTATATAAATTCATTTAATATTTTATTCCTTCACACATTGTCTTAATAATTCCTTCATCAGCTTGTGCGCTTGTTAGTTTAATTTTTTTTAATCCTAATAATTTTAATTGTGATTTTGTTAGCGCTCGACCGCCATTTAATTTTTTAAAACTATTTATATTTAAAATTTGATTATCTTTATTTATATAAACGTATTTAAACATCTTGCACAAACCCCGAATTGTCATAACGCGCTTTACCTTTAGCATATAAACCCGCTATTATGTTTTTTGGGTCTTTAAATCTTAAATCAGTTTTATCAGCATTAAAGACTTTATAACCCCAAAATGTTTTTGGTAATTTTTTATTTCTAAATACAACAGCAACATTACCGCCCATTTTTAAAATTTCTTTAGCGCTTGTTTCATTAGTTGACCCTAAACTAAACGTTAAATGATAATTAGAGGGCATTAAACCATTTAAAAATTTTTTCATACGTATCGGGTTTTTGGTGTAATCATACCATTGCGCCGTTGGGTATTGTTGCATCACGCCCCAATTTTC